AGCATAACATTTTCAGTTTGCGCGTCACGAACAGTTTTAATATCAGCATCTTGATAAGGAACAATCATGTCGGTAACCCATGAAGTTTCAGTGTTGCCTGCATGAGGCGCTCTATAAAACCGAAGATTTCCTGCTGTCAATACGCCCAGATAATGCTCATCATTCTTGTAACTGAAATCAAAGGTCTTAACGTTACCCACAGGGCCGTCTTCAAGCCGTAAAACAAACTCGTTTAATTTAATCTGAAGATTAGATCCCGCTACACTAAGAAGGTTAGTAACTAATCGGTATTGAAAGCGGGGGTCAATATTTTCTTTATCTAAATTAAACATTTTGCTTGTTTGATATGCGCTGCTTATTGTAAAAGAATGCAACTCCCTCCAGATCAAACCGTCTGAGGAATCTTGCAGTATTACAGTCGCCGTTCTATCAATGTCATTGAAGCTTATTATTGATATGTCTTTAACGTCAATGTACTTTGCAGTTGGAATTTGAGTGTATTGATACCTAGCAAACTCTTGGTAAGGAGTGCCATCAAATGTAGAAGCTGTGATTCCAAAAGTAGTGTCATCGCCATCGTAAATGTTAGCAACTGTACCGCCCTTAGCCATTGTTGGGGCAGTGTAAGTTAACGGCGTTAATACGGTAGGCAAAACCTCTTCAATTCTTTTTGTCCCAGGACGGCGTTTTATTCCACCCTGCGGAACAATGAGAACATTCTCTGCTGTCTGCCCGCCTTTGTAGTATTGATCAAGATCAGTGCGACCTTTGATAAGAGGAGATAACTCACCACTAGCAAAACTGCTCTGTAAGAATTGAGACTTAGGCATAATTTTCCTTTAATGGTAAAGTTTTATCGTCTTACATTAATAAACGGTCTATCTTGAATAGGTGTCTGAGGGTGTTGCTGGGAATCTGTAAACCTAGCCATACGCGAAGCGTTCTGGTATTGGTTAGCTAACAACTCCATTGATACAGCACTGTCTCTAATAGCAGGCGCAAAGTCCATGCCTAAAGCGTACTCTATCATTTTAGAAAAATACACCGGCCAATCACTTTCAGAGACGCTGTAAATATAATCGCAAAACAAATCACCTGAATGATTGACGAATACGTTTTGATACCCTGATGATCCTGGAGCATTGTCGTCCGAATAAACTTGATAGTTTACAGAAGGACTTAAAGTAATTAACGTTAATAAATCAGATGGAGCGCGATAAACATTGCTGTAATTAAATAATGGTTTTACAGCTACATCCGAAGTAATTGTAACGTCTTTAATAATTACTCCTGCATCACGAGTTTCCAGAAACATTAACAAAGAATTAAAAGTATTATTGCCTTGATCTGGAATTGTAACGGTATATGTTGCTTCCGCTTCACCAGTTACTGTTATCGAATCAGTAACAAAGAAAGGAATAATGTCAGGGAACGGATTAGCTTCAAACTTAAAGTTTAAAGATACGTCAGCGCCGCCAGCAGGAATTGCACCTGTAAAGCTTAATGTTCCGCCAGTAGAGAAATCAAAAGGAAACAAAGATACGTTTTCATTATAAAATCCAGCATAACTTGCTGCACTTGAAGGAAAGGTGTAAACATCGCCATTAATAGTAGCGCCATCAAATACTCCCCAAATCACAGGGTTAGACGGAGATCCTGATACGGATGGCTGAAATGCTTTGCTTAACTGAGCTTGCTTGCGCGCAAAACCCCAGCGAAATTTGGAAAGCTCGTTTTGTACAATATTATCGTACAAAGCATTGGCAACAACATGGGCGCGTGTAGTCCCAATAAGACTATCAAGAGGTAAATCGCCAATAAGAATCAACGCACTATTAATTAACTGAAGCTTAGTAGACATACAAACCCTTTTTAAAATTAAAAGAAAGGGGGCCGAAACCCCCATTCAGTTTACAGCATTACAACATTAAGCAGTCTGAGTGTACTGAACTTTAACGATGCCGTCAGTGTCACGGGCAACCGCACCAGCTTTCAACATACCGTTACACAACCAAGAAGTGCGCTCAGGAACATAGTCAATGTCAGTCTTCATATCGATACCGATAGCCAAGCCAACAGAAGGGCGGGCGAAGAAGTAAGAGTCAACTACGTTAGAAGCAACAGTCAAACCACCTTCTGCACGATCTTCAAGAATAACAAACTTAAAGCCAGCAAGAGTATCAACTTCGCCGTTTACAAGAGCTTTTACATTCTGGTAATCGACACTGGAGCTTTTCTCATCGTTAAGAAGACCGCCAAGACCAAGAGCGTTAATAGCAGCAAACAACTCAGAGTTAGGCACACCTTTCTGGCGCAGAGATACCTGAGCCTTAATGATTTTAGACATGTTCAAGTTTGAAGCAGTACCGCCAACACCAGTTCCAACAGTAGCAGCGTAAGCGCCAGCAGAATCCATTGCATCAATAACAAGCTGATCACATCGACGACCAAGGGCATTTGCGATGGTGCTTGCAAGCTCTTGCTTCTCGTCAAAGTTTACTGTCTGCTGGTCAAAGATGTCAGTGAATTCAGGAGCGTTCCAGTTGCCAAGAGTAGCAACTTTAAACTCGTGACCTACGTTCATAGCAACTACTTCAGCAGAACTAGCTTTTTGGTTAGCCAGGCCCTTGCCCATTTTGCGGAACTTGTAAGTGTCACCAACTACGTTGTTACGAAGAGTTACAGCCTGCTTTAGCAAGCCAGTGCCTTGATAGGCGTGTTTGACCATTGAATCAAATTCCGTGACTGCCACGGATGATAATACGTTACTCATAAGAATTTCCTCGAAAAAGAGTAATATTAAGATAGTTTTTCAAGGTTTTAGCTGAGTACCCGAGTAAACTTGGTCAGCATTCAACCTAAATTTACTGGGCCTTAAAAGAAAGGGGTGTCCAGTAAGCCGATTATACACCTTTTACCCCATATAAATCAACCAAAAGTGCGAATGTTAGCTTTAGTGCCGCCAAAATCCTGCATCATCTTTTGAATTTTTCTTTCATGGTTGACATCAATGCTTCTTAAAAGCTGACCATCGCCGCTTTTCTTAAACATTTCAGCCTCAATGTCAGACCAAGTCATGCCAGTAGGACTGTGGCCGCCGTCAATAGGAAGCTTAACAGGGGATGTTGCTTTTACTAGGGCTTCTACAAGCTCGATAGACCTTGCATCAGTTACTAGGTTCATAACTTGATCGTAGTCAGTAGAGTCTAAGTTGTTCTTTAGAAAACCTTCTACGTTTTTAATACGCTCACCAGCATTATCACCAAGCTTTGCAATTTCCTGTTCACGGCTTACAGTTTCTGCGGCACTACTCTGTGCGCTTAACAACTCCCAAGCTTCACCAAATGCTTCCTGGCTCATATTAGTCTTAGAGGCAAACTCGGTTAGCTCTTTTAGCAGGGCATCATCGCTTTCAATTCCTTCTGGGCCAGAATATCCATCTTTAGGTGCGCCAGTAAAACTACCAAACTTCTTTTCAAGTTCAGTGTAAGCCTTGGCTTGCTCTGCAACAGACTTGTACTTGTCTGCTTTGTACCACTCGGGGCTGTCACCAGACCCTTTAATACCTTCTGTAAGAAAATACTCTCCATCTCCAAGGGTAGGGGATGCTGAATCTAATAGGGTATCGCCAATTGTTTTTTCTGCGGCCTGATCTGTATTATCTAACATATTACCTCCACGGTAATTTTATAGCACTTCTGCTTGCTGTACTTGATTGATTAAAAATTTAACTATCCCGCTTTCACCATTATGGTATGCAGCTTCGTAGTTAGGGTTCTCGGAACCAAGGGGGGTAGTGTTTTGGAAAATAAATCGTTGCGTTAAATCTGCTAACACGCGCTTACCGTCATCAGTGCCAAAGCACCTGTTGTAAGCTTTAGCCAACTCGGCAGTTTTTGCTCTAGCTGCGTCATTGGCTTGCTTTGCGGCACCAGCGTT